ACAAGGACGCTATGAAAGCGGACGGTATTCTGGCGAAGTACACGACCACCGAGGACAGCTACCGCATTTCCCCGAAAGCCTTGAAAGATGGTGCGTGAAGTGGCGCAGAGTATGCAGAGATTGAGCAAAGATGATTTGCTCAAACTTCTCGACCAGTATGCCGATGACGATTTTGTTGGAGTTTTGTTCACAGCAGCTCGTGATATTCACTCTGACCAGTCCACCATTTTCGTATTCTATGACAAAGTAACGGAGGTTTAATTATGAAATTTTCCAAGTTCGTGAAGTCCCTCGCCCCTGATGGCGGCGCTATCTATGAGTACATGGACGAACGCTGGCTTGCTTCCCCGTTCGTACTTATGCTCATTCCCGATGGTATCCGCAGCGTGACCGGGTACAGCAACGAGAAAATGCCTGATGGCATTGGTCGCCTGATTTCTCAGGTCGGTTGCACCGAGTACGCCACGCTGGTCAAAGCAATCATGCCTGAGCCGGACGGCGCAATCAAGGATTGTGTCCGTATCTTCGCCACGCAGGACAGCACCATGACCCTTCCCATCACCAATGATGACTGGTCGCTGATCGAGAAGTCTGATTTCTGTGAAATTCTGTACGCTTACGATCTGGAAAGCGACAAGAGCGTACCGAAAGCCCTGCTGGTCAAGCAGTACGCCAAGTACCCCGATGACGAAGACCAGTTGGTTGGTATCATCTTCCCCTGCGAGTACACAGAACAGCTCAATTTCTACACCATGAAGGAGGACAAAAACAATGGCTAAAATCGGACTCACCGAGGGTTTTACCCTCATTCCCGAAGGTACTCATGTCTTTCAGATTACCGATGTGAAGTACAAGGAAGACTTCGGCAAGCTGGAAGTCTATATGCAGACGCAGACCGGCAGTAAGCACATCGAGCGCTTCTCTCTGCTGAAATCCGATGGCTCTCCTAACGAGGGTGCATACAACGCTTTCAGCTACTTCGCCAAGACCGCCCTCGGTAACTTCGGCCTGACCGAGATCGACCACACCGACCTGATTGGTCACTTCATCGAGTGCGATGTGGAACATGATGTTCAGGAGAACAAGAAGAAGCCCGGACAGAGCATTACCTTCGTCCGTTTGGCGGATAAACGCCCCTCTGAGGGCTGGGGCGGCGCTGGCAATACGGTTACTACCCCCGCTGTTAAAACCGCTCCTGCGGCTTCTCAGGCCGCTCCTAAGACCCCGATGGATTTGGCAGCTCTCCTTGGCTGATACCGAGTGCGAGGGAGGGTTAATTTGAAAGGCTCTCCCTCGCCAATGGTATGTTGAAAATTATGTTGAAAGTGAGGATAAGCTACAATGGCAGAAGCCTATATTTGTTCGCTCTCCAAGGTTCAGCGCCACGCTGAAATCTGCAAGGAGATCAACAATCTCTATGAGCGTAAGAACCATGACTACGGTGACAGCTTTCACCAGACCTTCGTTGAAGAAGGAATGGCGATGGCTCGTATTCGGTTGGGTGATAAGTTCAGCCGCTTCAAAACTCTCTCCCGTGGCGGTGAACAGAAGGTCAATGACGAGTCTATCCGTGACACCCTGATTGACCTCGCTAACTACGCCATTATGACGGTGGTGGAAATGGAGGTTGCCGATGACGCTGAATGATTATCAGAAAGCCGCCGAGCGCACTTCCGGCGACCTGACTTCATGGGATAAAGTTCGCAACGGCTGTTACGGTCTGAACGGCGAAGCCGGAGAGTGTATCGACATTCTGAAAAAGACCGAGTTTCAGGGTCATGCTTTCGACCCGATGAAGATGGTTGACGAGCTGGGCGATGTTCT